AAATATAAAGATACTCCACTTCCAAACTCTGATGAGTTTAGAATGAGATTTAATAGAGATGAGGGTAATTTTCCATATTTAAATGAATTAATAGTAAGAATTATTAATTATCAAGTAAAAACATATGGATGTACATTACCAGATTCACATAAAATTATGAGAAAGGATACGAGAAATGGCAAGTATAAGAAAAGCAAAAAAACTTGGTATATATAAAGCTCCTAAATATACTAAGGATAGAGCAAAATTAATGGCTGATACTAGAAAATTGGTAAGTGATGCTAATAGGAGACTAAAAGGATTAAATGAGGCTGGATACAAAGGAACTTGGGCTAGTAAAAAACTAGCTGAAAGACTAGATACAAAAGTACTTAATGCTTGGACTAAGCAAGGTAAAATTAAAGTAAGTAAAACACTAACTAATACACAACTAAAAGCAATACAAAAAGCAACACAACAATTTATGTCATCACAAACAAGTAAAGTTAGTGGAATTAGAAAAGTAAAAGAATCTACATTAGATTCATTAAGAGCGACACTATCTAAAGATATTGAGTTAGATGAAATGGATGTAGAAACAGCATATGAAATGTTATCAAATAAAGATTTTGATTATTTTAATAATGCTGATAGAGTGGGTGCATCTACAATGTGGGCTTTAATTGAAGATGCTAAAGAATATAATCAGACTGAAGATACTTTTATAAGTAGATTACTTAATATGTATGATTCCAGTAATGATTTAGATGCAATTGAAAGAGCTAAAAGATTATACGATAGATATATTTTATAATGGGGTGATACTATGTTATATTGGGATAAATTTACACATCATGAGCCTAATATATTAGGAAAAAAGAAAAAATATGATGGTACAATTTATTCTTTTGACATAGAGACAACTTCTTATTATGTTTTATATGGGAGGCAATATAAAGCAATTGATTATCTTAAATTATCTGAAAAAGAAAAACATGACAGTATTCCTATGGCTCATATGTACATATGGATGTTTGGTATAAATGATAGGGTATATTATGGGAGAACTTGGGATGAGTTAAAATTATTTTGGAGTAGATTAAATGAAATTGTTCCAGAAAAAAAGTATGTATTTGTACATAACTTAGCATTTGAATTTCAATTTTTAAAAAGTGTATTTGATTTTGAAGATGTAATGGCAAGGAAAAGTCATAAAGTAATGACAGCATTTATGCCAGAATTTAATATGATATTTAAATGTTCTTATATGATGAGTAACTGTGCTTTAAAGTATTTACCTAAATTATTTAATTTACCAGTAAATAAACTTGTAGGAGACTTGGATTATTCATTAGATAGGACAAGTATTACTCCACTAAGTGAAACAGAACTAGGATACTGTGAAAATGACTGTCTCGTAGTTTATCATTATATATTAAATGAATTAAAAACTTATGAAGATGTAAAACATATTCCTACAACATCAACTGGTAAAGTAAGGAGAGAACTTCAAGATTTAGTTAGAACTAATTTTAAATATAGAAGAATTGTATATCGTGCAATTAATACAGATCCTCATGTATATAATATGTTACAAGATGCTTTTATGGGAGGATATACTCATGCTAATTGGATATATACTGATGAAATAATAAAAAATGTTGATTCATTTGATGAAGTCTCAGCCTATCCTTATGTACTTGTTACTTGTAAATTTCCATCTAGTGAATTTAGAAAATGTAATATACATACTAGAGATGAAATGAGTAAACGATTATGTTATCTAGTAAGAGTTAAATTTACTAATATAAAATGTAAGTATTTTAATAATTTTATAAGTGCTAGTAAATGTAAAAATATTCGTGGTGCTAAATATGATAATGGTAGAATAATAGAGGCAACTGAACTTGAAATGACTTTAACTGATATTGACTTTTATTTTATTTTAGATACATATACTTGTAGTTATGAAATATTAGAGTGCTACTATGCGACATATAATTATTTACCTAAAACATTTATTAATTTTGTACTAGATAAATATGAAAATAAAACTAAATACAAAGATAATCCAGATTATGAACTAGAATATCAAAAAGAAAAAAATAAATTTAATAGTTTATATGGCATGAGTGTAACTAATATGATAAGGGATGATGTAGTTTTTGATAATGAATTTAAAACATGGAGTGAAGTAGAACTAACTAATGATGAGATAATAGAAAAGTTAAAAGAAGAAAAGAAAAAAGCATTTCTTAGTTTTGCATATGGAGTATGGGTAACAGCATATGCTAGAAATAATTTACTCCGTAGAGTAATAGAACTAGATGAGTATGTAATATATTGTGATACTGATAGTATTAAATTAAGACAAGGATATGACAAAAGTATAATTGATAAATATAATGAAACAGTTAAAAATAAAATAGAATTAGTATCTAATGTCCTACATATAGATAAAGCTAGATATGCTCCAGTAGATATACATGGAGTGAGTCATATGCTTGGTGTATTTGAATCAGAAACTAAAGAGGGGCATAATTATACATATGATGAATTTATCACTCAAGGAGCAAAGAAATATGCCTATATAGTAGATGATAAAATAAAAATAACAGTTGCTGGTGTTCCTAAAGGTGGAGCTAAAGCATTAAAAAGTTTATCTGTTTTTAAAGATGATTTTGTATTTGAATATAAAGATACTAATAAAAATTTACTTTTTTATACTGAGAATCAAGAAAAGTTTGAATTTACTGATTATTTAGGTTTTAAGAATATTGTATCAGATAAAAGTGGATGTTGTTTACTTCCTAATACATATAAACTTAGTAAGAGTTTAGACTATGTTAATTTAATTAATGATGAATCTAGTAAAAGAGCTAGATATAAGGAGGAATAATGAAAATAAAAGAATTGAAAAAGATAGTAAAAAAATTTGAAACATATGATAGAGTTTATTATGATGGTAAATTATCAAGTGTATTGATAGTATTATTATCTTTATTATCTATAGGATGTTTTATATTAGGATTTATAGTATTTAAATAGGAGGGATAAAGATGGATGACTTGGAATATATAAAAAAGTTTTCAAAGATAACAATAAAGGATGTTTGTGAAAAGGCTAATGTTGATAAATCAAATGTATTTAATGGTAAAGCTAGTAAGAAAAAAATAAACAAGGTTAGAAAAAGAATTGAATCTGAAGTTGCTAAACTTTATATAGTAGATGATTCTAATGGCTAGTCGTGAAAAAGTCCATTATAATATTGATTTAATAGATTCATTAGGTGCTAATATTAATTTAATATATGGAGAAAGAAGTAATGGTAAGAGTTATCAAGTTAAACATAAAAAAGGTATTTTAAAATACTTAGAAGATACTACTAATTATCATGATCCATATAATAATAAAGGTAATATCATAAAAGAATGTATTAAGGCTGGTAGTCGTTTTGTATTAATGAGAAGATGGCGAGAAGATATTTCATCAGAGTGGATAGAAAAATATTTTGATGATGTTGATATTATAAAATTAACTGATAATAAATATAATTGTATATCCTTATTTAAGAAAAAAATATATTTAGCTTTTTATAATACCGAAGATGGTACATTAAAAAGAGGAGATGTAATTGGATATGCTGTTGCATTATCTACTGAGCAAAAGTATGCTGGAGCAAGTTTTTTGGATGTTACTGATATTATATTTGAAGAATTTATGGCTCGTGGTATTTATATAAATGGAGAGCCAGATAAATTAATGAACTTTTATTCAACTGTAGATAGAAAAAGAGGGACTACTAGATTATGGCTTGTTGGTAATACAATAACTAAAGTATGTCCTTATTTATATGACTGGGGCTTATTAGATATAGTTAAAAAACAAAAACAAGGAGAAATTAATACATTATGGATTCCAACTGGCGAGTATGATGAAGATGGTATTCCAGTTGAAGTTAAAGTTGCTATTGAATATTGTAAATCTACTGGTAACTCTAGTTATATAATAGGAAAACATAAAGACATGTTAAATAAAGGAGAGTGGCAAAGTGATCCACAACCCCACTTGCCAAAAAGTTATAAATGTTATAAAATGTTATATAGAATAATATTTCAGTATCAAGGCTTTAAATTTATCGGAGAATATTTACTTGATAAAGAAAGTAAAGATGTTTGTTGGTTTATATATCCATATGAGGGAGAGATAAGGGATAAAATAATAGTATTCTCTGATACAATTAAAACAAGCCCATACTGGCAAAAAGATATATATAATCCTTTAATTAAAAACGAAAAATTAAGAGATTTATTTAAAACATTTAAAGAGAGTAATATATTTTATGCGAGTGATATGTGTGGTACTGATTTTAAACAAGTAATTGATTTTACAATTAAAAAATAGAAAGAGAGGTAATTATGAATAATACAAGAAATTCTGTTGTAATACTAGCTAAGAATATTAATATGGATAAAGAATATATTAATATATTAGATTACACAGAACAAGAAATTGTTGACTTATGCAATAGTCAAGATCATTTAGTCGCAAGACAAAATAATTATAGTTTTTTAAAAGTAGGAGAAAATAGAATTAGTGTAGGACTATCTTATAATACTTGTTTAAGTGCTAATTATCTATGTATGCAAAATCCACATTATAATAATAAATGGTTTTTTGCTTTTATTGATAGAGTAGAATATAGTAGTGAAAAATCAACTATTATTTATTATACAATAGATGAACTTAGTACATGGTGGAGTTATTGGCAAGCAAAGAATTGTTTTGTAGTAAGAGAACATGTTAGTGATGATACAATTGGTAAAAACTTAGTACCAGAAAATTTAGAGACTGGAGACTATGTTGTTAATAGTGGAGATAGTTTTGTATTTAATGATTTAGTATTTATGTTTAATGTAGGTAAATGGAATAATGGAACAGATGTTACATCAACTTTAGTCAATGGTATTCCTACAGCTGGAGGATTTTATAGATTAAATAATATTAGTCAAGTAAGACAAGTAATAGAGGCATATGTACAACAAACTGGTGTTAGTTTAGAAGATATACATAATGTTTATATTGTACCTAGATATGTAACACTTAATAATCAAGATGAAACATATTTACAATGGGAGGGAAATGAAACTCCTTTATATACATCTAAAAATTTAACTAAACCTACATCACTTGATACATATGTTCCTAAAAATAATAAACTCTTATGTTATCCATATAATTATTTACTTGTATGTAATACTAGTGGAAGTATTGAAAAATTTAATTATGAAAGATTTAATGGTAATCCATCATTTTCAATTGGTGGTACAGCAACAACTGGAGCTAGTATAATATGTACTACTAATAATTATAATGGTAGTGGTAATATTCCTACTATGTTAACAGCATCAAAGTTTCCTACTTTATCTTGGAGTGGAGATGCCTATACTAACTGGCTAACACAAAGTGGAGTTAATATATTCGGTCATGTAGTAGATCCAGTTAAAGCTGGATATATGGTAGGTGGAATTGAAGCTGGAATTGGTGCAATTTCATTACTTGCTGGAAATGCTTATGGTATAGGAAATTTAGCTAGTGGTGTATCAAGAGTTGGACAAACTATGCAAGCTCAATATGATCATGAAGTAGCTCCTAATAGTTTTTATGGTAATGCTAATAACGGAGATGTTATTAATGCTGGTAAAACTAATGGATTCTATTTCTATAATATGTGTGTAGATAGAAATTTTGCTAGAAGAATAGACAATTATTTTAGTGCTTTTGGATATAAAGTTGATGAAATAAAAACTCCTAATTTTTCTACTAGGAGATATTGGAATTATGTACAAATTGGTAATGGCGAAATAATTGGAGTATCAAGTGGTACAATATCAGTACCAGAATCTAGTATGGATATAATTAATAATGTATTTAGAAAAGGTACTACAATATGGCATAATCATGATAATATAGGTAATTATAATTTAGATAATACAATTATATAAGAAAAAGAACTCATATGAGTTCTTTTAATTATATATCTCTGGTAAATCTAATAACACTTGACTGTATAGAGCTTTAGCACCTAATTCACTAGGATGTATATTATCACTTGATAACATACCATCATACCATACACCACTTGAATTAGCACCAACTGCTTTAGCAAAATCTATATATCTATATCCACTATTTTTAATCCAATTATTTTTAGATTCATTATTAACACTAGGTATAGTAGGTATAGTACATAAAATAGGTGTTCCACCATTATTAATAATATCTTGTATAAATCCTTGAATAGCTGTAAGCCAAGTACTAGATGGTGTATTATTTGTATCAGTTCCATCATTCATACCAGTTGCTATTACTACATATTTTGGATTACCATATTTAATTATAGAGTTATAATCTCGTCTAGCTCCACCAGTAGTACATCCACCTATTCCATTAAATAAAGTATTTTTACCATATAAATTAGTATCTAAATAATAAGTCCATCTTGCTGGATTAATAAATGATAAATAACTGTCTCCAAAATACCATAAATCATTTTGACATGCTTTATAATTAGCTTCTATTGTACTATCTGATGTTTCTGTATTTAGTGATAATACTCTAACTGATAATGATGTTCCACCATTATAATTTAAATCTATATTATTAATTTTATAAATAGTTCCATGTGTTATTATTTCAATACTTAATTTTTGTTTATTAATTTCAATTAAAATAGTTAAATCAGTATTAATACTTAATCCATGTTGATATATTAATGCTGGTGTACTAGAATTTTTTATTACTAAATTACTAACTCCTACTTCGACATAATTTTGAAGTGTATTATTACCAAATGAATTAAAACATATACGAATTCTATCAAATGTATTTAAAAATGCTTTAAATATTATTTGTTTATCACTAATTAAATTATCATAATCATTAATGATTAAACTATCTCCATTATTAATAGCTCCACTAACTTTTGTACTTTTAGTAATATATTCTAATCCTTTAAAAGTCCAGTTATTAGGAATATTATAAACTTTTAATTCTTCTCTTAATTCAAAGTTAGGAGTATTTGTTGGATTATAACTAAATGCAATATAAGAACAGTCATCTGTACTAACTTCAGAAACATAAGTTAAAGTACTTCCTATAGCTGTTTCCATATCACTAGCTAATTTAACTAAAGTTCTAGCTGTACCATTTGGAAAATAGTATCGTAATCCACTTGTTTTAATAGTATATGTCATAAGTCCACTATCAACTCCAAGTAGTCTTAATTTATTAGTATTAGGATTAATATCAGCATATCCATTTCCATAAAATGTACTTTGATTTAAAATATTTCCAGATATTTTACTTTCTCCACTTTCAGCCATACCATATATATTTTTTGAGTATACTTCTCCTATACCATTTTTATTAATTTTTTCTTCTAATCTATCTCCTGTTGCTTTAGCATCGGCTGGTACTCCAGCTTGAGTAAGTGTAGTATCAGTTTCTACTCCAGTTGACTGATAAATTCCACCTTGTATCCATTCAGTACCATTATAATAATACCAATATCCATCTGTTGTATTTACATAAATTCTATTAGTATCAGTCATTTCACTTGTACTTGTAGCAACTAATGGACTTGCATTAATTCTAGCTATTTTATTATCTTGTTCTTGGATTTTTTCATCTTGTTCAGCAATTTTTTGATCTTGAATACTAATTTTTGAATTTTGTGCATCTAAAATCGGATTTACATATTTTGCAAAATATTGTTCTAATTCTCCATTAACAGCCATATTATCTAATTTTTGATTAATTTCTGCTTGTACATCTAGGTTATCAAAATAATCATGTACATAATTATAAAGAGTAGTAAAATTTTCATCTAATAAATTAACATTATCAACTGTTGTATTTAAATATTCTACTACTTTACATAATAATTCATAATTAGTAATAGCATCAAAATCTTCATCTATAAAAGGAAAACTTTGTAATACTTGCATCTTAAATGGTGTTAATCTTATAAATTTCTTTTCATTATTCATATTATCCCTCCTTATACTAATCCATAAAATAATGAATCTAAATCTTTAAATATTAAAGAATATATATTATCTATATTCTCCATAAATTCTTTATATATCCTAATTTTATCACTAGGACTTCTTGTAATTGTTTCATTAGTTGTATTTGTATTAGTACCACTTGTATCAGATACTGTTGTGCCACTATCTGTATTAGTATCATAATTATAATCAGTCATATAATTACCATCTTGTACTGATTCTATTTCATTTTGTGGCATTTGTGAATTTCTTCTATCAGATATATTAGTGTTATTAGCATTAATAGTATTATTAAGTGTATTAGTACCATTATCAGTTTGTACTCTTGTTGTTACTTCTCCAGCGTTATATAAATCCCATCCATCTAACATATCAAATAATTTATTGTATCTAGGCATTATCTCATTTAATTTAACATTAAGTGCTATCCTAAATTCAGTTGGAGTATCAAATCCAATTCTCCTATGAATATAATGATTAAGTATCATTATTTCAAAATCTTCCCTATTTACTTTATCAGATAATGGATAATCAAAATTAAATATTGTAGTTCTACTACCTTTAGCTAAATTATAAATATTTGTTTTTTCTTCTTTACCATAGTTACATATAGAATTCATTAAACTTTTTAATGTTGGAGGTAAATCACAATTAGTTGGAAGCCATGGCATTATCGGAAATGGATACCACATCATTATCAACCTCCTTTTCTATATATTCGGTTGCTTCTTTTTCAGTTGTAGGAATACCATCATAATATCTAACTTTTATATCTAAATCCCATTTTTTATTAATTTCTTTTAAAGCTCTAACTCTTGGCTCATATCTTGAATATCTACTTGCTATTGTACCACCTAAACTAGCTGTCATTTCATCTTGTATTAGTCTTTCTTTCTTTTGTTCTACTAAATTAGCAATACCAATTAATCTAAAGAATTCAGCCCATTCTTTTTCTAAGTGCATATCAACTTTATCAGCAATATAAGGTGCTGGAGCTATTACAGCATTAACATCATCTAAATTAATATTATCATATGCAAGGACTGTTTCTACATTTCCATCATAATCATTTAGCATATCTTCAACAGTTTTCTTTTTATCTGAATTAGTAACCCAAATACGAGGTGTCTTTTGCTGTGATATATTAATATCAATAACTCTTTTACATAATGCTATTCTTTCACTTGACTGTTGTATATCTAATAAAAGTGGATATCTTCCATTATTATCATACATAATAACAAATTCTCCTTGCTTTAGTTGTCTAGTATATCCATTAGATCCATATACTTGTATTGTTTTTGGTCTACCATAAACATCAAGTGTTCCCATATTTGTATATGGTAGTGCAAGTAAACCTAATACTTCATCCATAAAGAAAGCAATTGAGCCTTGTCTAAGTAATACACCATTTAAATATGATACATCAATATATTCTGGTAAATTAATAAATTCAAATACATTTTCGGCAAGTGTTTGTAATTGTCTACGATACATCATAACCGTTTTAAAATTACTTAGTTGACTATTTACTAATTTCTTTTTCATATTATAACTCCTTTCTATAAAATAAAATAGGGAGGGATTTCTCCCTCCCTAATGGGGTGATATAATTTAGGCAACTGTAACAACAGCTGTATTAGATTTAGTTGAATCAAATACTGAAGTTGCTGTAACAGTAATACTTTCTACTGTTGCATTTGCTGGTACAGTTAATTTACCACTAGCAACATCTATTCTAACACCATCAGCATAAGATGTAGCATCAACAGCCCATGTTACTGATTTATTAGCAAATCCAGTAGTAGCAACTACTGCTGATAATTCTAGACTTTGTCCAGCTGTAACTGTTGCTGTTGCTGGAGATACTGTAACACTTACTACACTTGGAGCAACTGTTGTAAATACACATCCATTAGCAAATGGACTAGTTGAGATAACTTCATGTGCA